CCTCCTAAGATGCATTCTACTTTCTCCAGCTCGGAGGTTCCTACTACTATTGCTGTTTCTTTGCCTATAAAAGCTACACATACCAGCGAACCCACTTTAGGCTGTAGGTAAAAACCTCCTTGATCAAAATCTACTACTAAATACACATCGTTAATGGGTGAACTGCCGTCTAAGGGACTTACATCAGCGGTTTTAGCCTCCTCATCTACAGAAGTTACCTCGCACACCTTGGCGTATAGTTCCTGCCCCGTATTGGCTAATTGTTGTATCAATTCTTTTATCATAATGCATTCCCTAATTCGATCTTTTGTCGGTAGCCGTTGGTACCAAAACTAATCTCATTTTTTTTCACTAAATAAGTACCACTATTGCCATCGGAGGCGTGTATTTCTACCATATCACACTTGCTTACTTCGGGTACACCAAAGGTTTCAAACGAGCCCTTAAAACCACTTTGCTTGTAGCGTTCCAAAGCCTGCAATGCGTACTTCTTTAGTTCCTCTTCTGTCAGTCCATCTATGCGGAGTTTTATTACTTCACCGTCTTTGTCGCCGTACTCGTAGGTGATTTTCTTATGCTTGGCGTTGAAGCTCTGTGCCTCTACGCGTACCCTTATATCGTCTTTATCACGGTAAGTAAAGTCCTCACTGATGATGTTTTTGCCGTGCTTAAAAAGGTGTTTTTCTCGATTGTCTATAGGATAGGCTAATCCAATGTACAACACCGATTTGCCGTCTATAAATCTAAAGTAACTACTAAGCATTACCTTGTCCTTCAGTTCCTGCAACTCTTGCGATACGTTGGGCTGGGTGATACGCCAGCTACCTACTTGTATATTGTCATCAATGAGTTTGTAGCTTATATTTGTACCTTTGAGCAGATGTTCCACTATCTCTTTGAGGGTAGCGTTCTTAAAGGCTTTAGGCTCGGATTTTAGCGTTTTGAGTAGGAACATACCGTCCTCACATTTTATGGTAATAGGCACTTTGGCATCTACCGAACGGATATACCCCGCAAAGCGTACTTTTAAGTCACCATCATAACCGAGCTCTACCGTAATGCGATCGCCTCTTTTTATGGGCGGATAAATCATTTCTTTATTATTGCCTGCAGGTGCTACCTGCCCTTGCCAGCGAATATTGCGTGGCAGTTTTAGTTCACAAGTGTCGGTAAGGCTCCCCATATCTTCTACAATGTTGCACTCCGAAAGAGCCGTAAATATCCACTTTTGATCGCCCTCTATCGTTATTCTACTTACTAATCTTAACATACTCGTCTTGTTGTATCTGTTTTATTTCGTAAGGCTCATCGGATAGCATTTGTATTTGTACGCTCTGCCTATTACTGTGTGTTTCCTGCTGCAATGAGAAAGAGGTAACCACTGCCGACTTGATACCAAAAGCATAGAGAAAGTCGCTTTCTACTTCCACTGCTTCGGGAGTAGTGAGTAGCTTGCGCAAGGTTTCTACCTGACTTAGTGGGTAGTCCTGCTTTGGCAATAAAAACGTTTCGTCGGATTGCTCCCCTGGTTCGCCTTCATAATCGGTAATAGCGAGGTCGAGGGTAATGCTGTAATCACCATTGCTGATATACTCCTTAATCGTGCCGTCACGCCCTTGCAGGGGAGTAGTAACGATATTGCGCTGTTGGGTTATTGAGATAATCACTTCGGGGAACAATAAGCTGTAACGCTCGCCCTCGTGGTGGGTACTCATACGCAAGGAGGTAAGCCAAGGACGATTTTCTAAGTCACTCATCGCGACAAAATCGCCGTCAAACTTCTTAACCTCTAAAGGCTTGCCCGTTTGCATACCAAAGCGAAAAGCCAAGTTTAAGGCTACCGTTTTAGCAATTGTTTCGGGTTGGGGTTGAAAGTTAAAGTGTATCATATTCGTCAATCATTTGAGGAGGCAAAATCTACAGCTGCTGTGCGGAGAATTTCGGTAACAGCTTGCAATAACTGCTGCTTATCTATACCCTTCTCGCTATTCATATACACGTTAAAATTATCCATCATCTTGCCAATGGTAAGGTTACGCACTTTGTTTTCACTTTTGCCTTTGTCGCCTCCTACCCCCGTGCTATTCATTGTTTTGGTAGCTGCCACGCCCCCAACGGTAGGCACCGTAGGTTTATTTTTAGTAAGGTCAAAGCTATCTTTATTTTCTACTACCGTTACCTCTTGAGGTTTATCGTCTTCTTTTTTGGTGTTAGCCTTTTCCTCATCAGAGACTAAGTCCATATTCTTGCGAAACTCCTCTACACTTCCAGAAGCATTTGCCGCCCACTCCCAACCAGTGAGTTCTGCAACCCAGCCTAATATCTTTTGTAGTGGTGCCATTATTACATCTAATAGCACTAAGCCTATACGTTTAAAACCTGCTAAAATACCCTCAGATTTAAAAGCTTCGACGATGCTATCCCAATGTCGCTTAATCATCATAAAAGCACTGATGAGCATTCCTATAGGACCTAATAGAAGTAGCATTGTACTCCCAAAACTGTCAAAGTAAGTAATTGCTGTAGCGATATAACCGATAAGTAAGGCAACGCCCGTAATGATTAGAAATATAGGGTTCATATTCATTACAGCATTCAGTATGCCCTGTGCTACACTGAAAGCCTTGGTTACTCCAGTACAGATGGAAGTCCATAGAGCTGCACGTTTTTGGGCATCCGTAAGGTAGCTAAATGCTGTGCCTACACCTTTTACTAAAGGAGCTAAATCGGTTACTTCTTTTATCATATTGCCTATTACACTGGCATAACCAAAAGCCCCATTAGTTGCGTTGAAAATAGAAATCTTAAAATCCTCTACTTGAGCGGTAAGCCGTGCGTTCTTTTCGGCAGCTGTTTCCATAATTACTGCTGCCTGCTCTACTGCCGAGTTGGTACCCTGAATACTTTTGCTCATTGCTTCAGCTTCGTCTGCCGTATTGATAAGGGCAATGGCTGCTGACATATTCTCTTTACCAAATACTTTGGTCATTAGGGCGGTGTCGCCTTGTATCTTGCGTAAAGCCTTTAGGCGTTCGTGTAGGGGTATGCTGCTATCGGCTAAATAGTCGGTGCTAATGCCCGCTGCTTTGAGTCCGTCGGCAGCAAGTTTGGAGGTAAAGCGACCTTCAGAAAGGGTTGTCAGTACGTTGCGCAAAGCAACCCCTCCCTCGCTACCTTTCTTACCTGCTTGGTCTAATAGCTGAATATAGGCGTTCGTCTCGGCAAATGATAGCCCCGTAGTCTTAGCCACCATACCCACCTGCTCTAATGCCTGCTTGATTTGTGGGAGTTCAGCCGAGCCATTCTGGGCAGCTGCCGACATTATGTTCATCATCTCGGTCATTATCTTTGCCGCCTTGATAGGGTCTTCCATACTCACCCCAAATTGGTTCAGCGAGGTGTTGAGTACATCAGTAGCTGCTATGGTATCGCCTCCCATTTGCTTGGAGAGGATATTCACGTTCTCGCCCATCAGCTTCATTGCCTCGCTGTTCTTAGCAATATCGGGGCTAAGCTGTGAAAGCATCATCTTATAGGCTTCCACATTATCTACTGCTGAAGTACCAAAGGTTTTAGCGGTATCACGCGCCGCTTGTTCTATGGCTTTCAGTCCCTCACCTGTAACGCCTGTGATTGCCGAAAGTTCAGCGAGGTTCTTTTCAAGGGAGATACCAGGGGCAGAAAGATTACCAAGAGAAGCAGCTGCCCTATCGGCAAAGTCCAGCATAGCAGCAAAATTCACTTTTGAAAGGTTCGCACTCTCTTGAATACTTTGCGATACCCCCTCAATGGCTCGTGTAGTATTTTCAGAAAAGGTGTTGAGGGTTTGATTGATTTGGGTAATCTCTGCCTGCAAAACATCCATATTTCTGAACAAAGCGAGAAACACGGCAGAGACTTGGCTATCGCCTGCAACATTGAAATTTATACCGTAATTAAACGTATTATTCATTTTAAATTTGTATCTTTGCGGTGTTAAACATTTTATACTATGAAAGCATTCTACTGGATAATATGTATTGCAACTATCTTCTTAACCCTTATAGGGTTTCTCTGCCAATGGTTATTTGACTTCGGAGGTACTACAGCAGGCTATAGCTTGCTCACTCTCGTGGTGTTGATAGTATTAAACTTCCTCACCAATGGATGGTTTGACCTACCCACCCATAAGAACCTTAAATAATTCGGCTTGGTTTTGCATACGCCAATGCTCTAACCACATTGCTTGGGCATAGAGCTTACACCACTGACTGGCTTGCAGACTTTCGGGGTCTACCCCAAAGTTAGCACGAATCAGTGCCTCAGCTTTCCACTCTTCTTTCTCACTGGGCTCACATTGTAGTGAGCCTATAAGTTTTTTGCGGTTGCCTTGGTGTTTTGCACCCTCACCATTAGGGCTTCTACAGCTTTGAGCTTGAGTAAATCACGCTTTTCAATGGCTTCATCGGCTTTTACTACGTAATTCACGTATGCAGCTTGTGCAGCTTTTACTTCATCTGTTTTGGAAATTTTGGTAATAGCTTCTAAGTGCTTAAAAGTAGGCTCTTTGAATATCACTTGGTGTGTAACACCTTCGGCTGACACTTCTACTAAAACGAGCTCGCCGTGTTCCTCTTTAAGGTTTTGTATCTCTTCTGGCGTAAGCCCACAAATAGTTGCAGGCTTTTCACCAAAAGCGTAAGGGTTGTCTTCTACAAATGTGTATTTATCTTCCATTTTTACTTCTTTTTAATACTTGCTTGTGGGTGCTACCCACTAAATGCTTTTATCCACTACGTGACTTACAATGAGAGGTAATTCTACTTCTTTGTGCATATCGCCCTCCTTCCATTCAAAAGGTGTTTTTTGAAACTCACAATTCTTTAGTATATGAGTTACCAAAGGCTGATTATCTGGTTGATAGTTCACTGTGATAGGGAAAGGCGCAATGCGGTGTAATTGTCCTTTAGGAGCTTTAGCTTTCAGTGCCATTGCCGTTGAGGCAAGCACAGTGATAGAAGCGGTAGTCTTCACTCTGCCATACCCACGACTTACTGGGTGGCGACCTGCACCATATACGTTCTCTTTCTCCTGCTCCTCTTCGTACTTTATGGCAACAATACCCGTAACGGGTACGCCCCCGATAGTGCAGATGATATCTGCCCATCCATATTCTCTTCCGTTGATAAGGGGTTCTAATTCTAACATTTTTAAAGTCCTTTTAAATGGTTATTAAATTGCTATACATTAAGTGCAAAGCCAATAGCTACTTCTATCTCACGCATAGTGCCTACGGGTACTATTTTGAGTACTACCTCCAATTTGGAGGTTTGCAAAATACGCTGGCGTGGGTTGATATACACTTTATACCCACTAAGCTCACCATTGCGCTTCATTGCATCTAAAGGCTCCTCACAAAGAGCACTAATAGCCGATACAGTTGCTGTTTGTAGATTGCCCGTGTCAGGGTCAATATAGGCAGGGGCCGCAACCTTTGGAA